GCGGTAGCCGGCACGATTGGAGACGCCGCCCTCGCGACGGACGAGGGTGTTCCAACACGTCCGGAGGCCGGTCAGATATTTGACCGTGTCCGCGCGCGCGTGATGGATCGGCGCCAGCTCGCCGCCGGCAAACGATCGCTGGATGAGGGCCGTCGGCACTTAGTTCCGCTCCTGAATCCAGGGCGCGTCCTGATCCGGCCCGACCTGCTGCTCGTTGGCCGCCGGCGCTTCCGCCCACTCGAGCGCCCGCGCATACATCGCCAGGCAGAACTCCTGTTTCTTCGAATCGCGCGCCAGTGCGCCGGCCAGACTCGCCGCATGCTTCCACGCGACCGCGTCCCGGAAGAGCGCGTCGCCGAAGAACGCGGGGCAGGGCAGGCGGGAGGTGAACTCGAGCACCAGCGGAATGTCGGCCGTCGCCTTCTCGTTACAGAAGATGAGGCCGCCCGTCGTGTCCGTTCCCGGGCGGAACTCGATCGGATCGTCATCCTGCCGACGGCGATCCCCGTCCTGCGGGACGATGCGCCGCGCCTTGATGCAGCCGTTCGGGAGCCGATAACTGTATTGCCAGTCGTCATTGACCGGATCGGTGTCGGTCCCGCCGACGAGGACGAGGTCCTCGTAGCGCGTCGCGAACGGCCAGTCGAAATCCCGGAGGACCTGATTGATGTCGTCGCCGATATGGTCGCGCGACTGGTAGGCCGCCTCCGTCGTCTCCGTGGCGAGGTTCGCGATGCGCTTCGAGTGACCGATGCGCTGCAGCGCGCGGTTGACGATCTTCCGCGTGTAGACCTCGCAGACCTGGCCGCCGGTGAGTCCGCCCAGGTTGATGCTCGACGTCGAGATGGCCGTCTCGGTATCGACATCGGAGTCGTCAGTCAGCGCGGCGCCGGGCAGCTCGTCGAAGGTGTCCGGGTCATAGCCCTGGTCCTCGATGTCCTCATCGGTCAGCTCGTCATATTCGTCCGACGCGATGGAGTCCGCGGCGACGGGATCCTCCGTGACGTCGGCCGACAGGCCGCCGTTGCCGGCGGTCGTGCCGCCCAGGACGATCAGCGCGTTGTAAACGACCGCGTTCACGTTGAGCGCGGCGCCGACGGTGAACTGATCGAGGCCGCCGGCCGTGATGGCATTCCCGATCCCGGCGCCGTCGTAGCGCGAACTGTTCGCGCCCGTGTGCGACGGGTCGCGGAAGTGCATGCCGCCGGCGTCATTCGGCCACACGGCGATGAAGAGCGGCCGGCGCCCGGTCGAGCCAGGAATGAGGATGTCCCGCGCGCCGGAGCCGTTGCCGGTCCACGTCTGGAACTCGACGACGCGACGCGCGCCAGCGTCGCCACTCCCATCGTCCGAGCGCATGCAGAGGAACGCATGCGTCCGGCCGTCGCCGATTTGCAGCGAGGGGAACGCCGTGACGGCGCCGGTCTGGATGCTGAGCGCGTTCGTGTAGACGGCCGCCGCCGATGGCGAGGCCTGGTTCCCGGTGTGTCCTGGCCCCCGGAAGTGCTTCGCTTGCGCTGACGTCGCGTTCCCGGGGATCTCCGTGAACGAGAGGACCGCCTCCGGGAGAAAGTCCGGGAGCGGGAGCGGAATCGAGAAGCCGGTCGTGAAACTGGAATCGAAGGCGCCCGCCGTCGCGCAGAGGAAGCGCATGCCGGGATCGCAGATGGCCAGGTATTGGTAGGTCACACCCAGCGCGTTGACCTGATTGCTCGCGCCGAGGCGGACGAAGTATTGCTGTTCCGCCTGGCCTTCAGCGCCCGCGCCGGCGAAGTCCATGTTTTCGCGGACGTCCGGCAGCAGGACCGGAGACGGTCCATCGTTCGTCGAGTGATGCGCGGCGAGCATCGACGGCCACTTCCACACGCCGCCGGCGTCCGCGCCGCCCGTCCCCCGGATGTAGAGGAACGTCGGGGGGACGCTGAAGGTCAGGTCCTGCCCGGTGCCGTTGCCGACGTAGGTCCCCGACTGAATCCGCACGGGCGAGATGGGAGGCGCGACCGCCTGGACCCACTGCGAGAGCGGATAGTCGGAGTTGTGCGGTCCGCCGCGGTTCGGCCGCGCGATCGTCACACCGGAGCCGAAGGGGATGTCGCAGTCCTGGAACTGTCCGATCATCTCGACCGCCGCCTGCAGGCCGTAGCAGCTCGAGCCGTTCGCCTCGGCGCCCTTCGTGTGCAGGATCTCGAGGTCGGTGATCGCCGCCGGCGTCGCGATCGCGCCCGGCCGATACATCAGACGCCCATAGGCCGGTGAGGTCGTCTGGACGATCGTCGCCGTGACCGGCGCCGCGGGCCCGAGCTTATAACCGACGTCGCCGTCCGCCGCGAGGCCGCGATTGGCGTAGGTCGCCACAGTGAACGCCGCCACGTGCATGAAGCCCGGCCGGCGAAGGACGCGCTCGATGAAGTCCGTCGCGACCTGACAGACCGCGCCCGATGTCGTCGAGGTCCGGCCCAGGAGATGCGCCGCCGGCGCGGTCGGCGGCTGCTGCATCAGGAGGCGGAAATCGCCGACCCAGCCGGTATCTGACGCGGAGAGGCTCTTCGCGCTCACCCGCGCGATGTGCGTCCCGTTCTGGAAATCAATCGGCGGCGCCAGGCGTAGCCAGTTGACCGTGTCGCTCGCCGACGGCGCGCTCCCGGTTTGCACGGTGAGCGCCTTCCACCAATTCCCTTGGTAGTAGTAGTGGTTATTGATGACCGTTGCGAAGTTGCCCCAGGTGCGGCCGTTCGTGCCGGGGAAGTCCGATTGATCCCAATCGTCGACGTCAACCGCGAAGCCGGCGTCATTGGTGCCCCCGAAGCCGAGGTCGCTCTGATGATGGAGCGAGTTCGCGGCATTCTCGACGGTGATCCCGTTGTTGTTGGCCGTGACGGTGAGCGAGAGCTTGTGTTCGCCGTTCTTGAGGATGTCCACCTGGCCGACGTCTGCGCCGGTGAGCGGGAAACCGGCCGTGAAGATGCCCCAGGTCAGGAGGATGTCGATCCGGACCGTCTCATGGAGGGTCGGCAGGAGGTCGGGGATGGTTCCGATCACGCTGTTCCCGCCGCTCGACCCATCGCGAACGACGCCGACCCCGTCGAGGAGCTGCAGGAAGATGCCGCGCGCGTTGACGTTCATCGCCGACCAGAGATACCCCTGCGCGTTGCTCCGCCGGGTCGCATAGAGGCGCGTCCAGGTTGATCGCTTCGTCGAGGCCCCGCCGCCCGTGTTGCGCGTCGTGAACATCGTCGCTCGGCCGTTGTCGCCGCGCAGCGCCAGGCCATAGCCGCCAGGGATGCGCGACGCACTTCGGGTGACTGAGGGCGGTCCGGACAGGGTCGGCCCTTCGCCGGATTCCTCCGAGACCGACCCGGCGAGCAGTTCGAACCCACACGCGAAATGCCGTTGCGGGACCGGGATGCGATCGGTGAGCACCGTCTGTCCCTGCGTGTTCGGCGAGGCGTTCGCGTAGACGAACTGCGCGACCCAGATAAACCGCCCGTCGCCGGTGACAAAGAGACTCCACCAGCCGTTGGTCGGCTTGAGGAAGCGGTAGACGTTCCGCGGGTAGTTGAACGTCGACTGAAACCAGGGCGAACGCGTGCACGGCGCCGAGAAGGCGACGTCGTCGAGTTGAATCGGAGCGGAGTATTCCGTCGCCGCATCGTCCGGCGCCATGATCCGGCCGCGCGGAAACTCCGTCTGGAGCGCCTGCACTTGCGCCGGATCCGTGAGGTAGACCTGATAACTCAGGTATTGCGTTCGATGCGCCATGCTCCGCTCCGATCGTCAGGGATTAGTCGCCCGCGCCGAGGGGATCCTCGTCCTCGAGCTCATCGTCCGCCGGCGGGACCGCGCGGCCACCCGCGACCTGGTCGCCGTGCCGGAGCGCGAGCGTCTCGTCGTGCTTCTGACGGATGACGTCGTTCGAGAGCGTCACGCTCTCCCGCTTTCGAGGATCGACCTTCCGCATCCACTTCGTCGAGAAGTCCTCCTCTTTGGCGATCGTGAACACGTCGCCCGCGCGTCGACGGATATGCCCGTAGTAGCCGTCCTGTTTGGCCTGCACCTTGATCCCGGCGCCGGGATGGCCCGCTGCCTGGCGCCGGGCGTGCCGGGCGGCGTGTTGCTGCGTGCCGGGGACGTCCGCCGCGGTGACGGCGCGCCGCTGGGTCGTCGCGGGCTCGGGTCGCGGCCGTTCGGGATGGACGTGTGCCCGCTTGATCGGCGGCGCTTTCGGGGGCGACCTGCGCGCTGCGGCTGTCTTCTTCGCCATGATGCTCTCCTGCGTTCACGTGTGAAAGCGCCGGCCCTCGCACTGAGGGACCGGCGCGCGTTGAGGGTCGATTCGCCTACCGACTAGATCGCGTAGGCGTTGTCGTAGAACGTCACCGGCCCGCTCTCCGTCGCCATTGACGCCGGCGAGAGCGCCGCCGTGATGGTGATCGACGGCGTGGTCCCGCCCAACGTGGCGCGGAGACCGATGTAACGCTCCCGCGGCTGATACGCGGGCATCGGCAGGAACCACCGCGAGCCGGCGGTCAGCAGCGTGCGCGAGATGGGAAACGAGGCGATGACCGTCGGCGACCCGAGCGCCGGATCCTCGTCGCTCAGGATGTCGAACTGATAGGTCTCGTCCCCAGTGCCCGCGTCCGCCGCGACGTCCACCGTCATCAGGAACCCCATCGGTTCACCGTCGCCGATACGGTTCCGGAGCGTCTGCGACGCCCCGAGGTCGATCTTGTCCGTTGACACGCCCGTGGCCGCGAAGGCCTGCGCGTCGGACACCAGAAGCAGCTTGTCTACAAACATCGGATGTGCTCCTTTCTGCGGGCGTCCCTAGACGACGGCCGCCTCCGTGTTGAGGATGGCGTCGACCCGCCGGATCGGCGTGTCCCCAAACATCAGGACGCGCTTGCCGGCGAAGTTGTCGAACGTGAGCCCGCCGCCCGACGTGACATCCGTCCGCGCGATCTTGCGGAGGATGCGCCGGCAGCGCCGATTCATGTAGAAGACGCGCCGCCCGAGCTCGTTCGGGATCAGCTCTTCCGCCTGCTCCATGAAGTCGACGAGGTCCGGCGGCGTGGCGCCGAGCAGATCGCTCGCGTCGATGTTGCAGATGCGGACGATGTAGCGCCAGTCCTTCACCACCAGACCGGCCTTCCACTGATACCGCTCCTGCAGCGCGCGCATGCGGTTCCCGGCGATGCCCGCGGTCACTTCGACCGTGACCTCGCCGAAGTCCTCATGCATGAGCCCGGCCTTCGACCCCTTCGGGAAGATGCCGTGCGCCGTCTCCTCGCCCCACGCCACGCACCAAATGCTCGTGTTGTCGGAGCCGACCCCGCCGGCGTCGATGATGTTCTCCGCGTTGCCCGCCGACAGCGACGAGTAGCGCGGCGCCAATCCGGTGAACTCCTCGGCCGCGAGGCCGGCGTTCCCGTAGATCAGCGTCGAGGCCATCTCCTGATTCATGGCCTCGAGAAACGCCTTCGACTCCGAGAGTCGGAACGCGCTCACGTTGCCGTTCAGGATCGCCAGGTCCTTGTCCACTTCGGACCAGGCCTCGAGCATGCCGGCCTGCTCGTCG